TTAACTGCACTAGAATCACTGCGGCATAACTAATTGAATGTGATTTTTTGAACGTGTAACTATCATCAGACGCCTTGGTCCATATGTCATTTTTGATTGCTTGGAATCCTTGGTCTTGGCATATTGAGACGAGATGTTTCTTCCCCGGACGGATCATAGCCAAGACCATAGCTAGTTCTTCAATAGTTCTAGGATTTAATGATCTCAGTAATGTGTGATATCCATTAACATGAAACAATTGATCACACACTTCTTTCTCATGCAGTAGATCCCATAATGGTTCAGTATTCAACAATTGAATAAGATGTTCTTCGTTTTTGACTCCATTGTATGCGCTGACATTTAGAAAATCTAACTTAAAATATCCACGGTCTTCTGCTGTTTTATAATCTATACTAGCATAGCCTGTTAATGGATTGATAGGAATAGGTTGTACATATACACCTGTATTATGTTTTTTAATTCCGTCAATAGAGGCAGAGACATGTTTGACTATGTCAAGGACCTTACTTCTATCAACAAAATCAATATCTATATCTGTCATCTCTTACCCCATTTAATTCTAAGCCACATACGCTCATGATACCAATATAATAACGTCGATGCAACTGCTTGTATGCCAGCAATACTTCCGGCAGTACCTAATTTTCCAGTAATAGCCCAACTAATCAAAAAAGTTTCAAGTGTACCAATACATCTCCAGCTCACTGCCTTAACAAAACTTCTAGCATGACTTTCACCTTTGATTCTAATTAAATCATCGGCTATAAATTTATCCCAAGGGTCTGTCCAATCTAACACATGATAATCTGCATTTAAAGGAGGCTCAAACATTTTGTTTGTATCTTCAAACCTACCCTGTGTAATTGTATCCATCCATACGACAACATCAGCATTGAATTTATTTCTTAATTCTTCTGTGGGACAAACAAAATCGCAGATAGCAAAATCACTACCACAATTTTTAGACAGGTCAATCATTCGTTGCATTTGTCTTTCACGACCGCTGGGCGTAAAATCCCAATCGTCAAATTGTTCACGAACACTATCAGCGTTAAACCAACTTACAGAATGTGTAAGCATTAGTCTTTTGATTAAATCTTGACTCAATGTTGTTTTACCTGATCCAGGTAACCCCATTATCAAAATACGCTTTGTCATTTTTGACTGTCACCTTTCATAACCCGATAATTGTCTTCTATACTGTCTGGAGTAGATACTTCGACAATAGTACCTTCTTCGAGGCATATTACTTGATGTGGTAGTAAGGGAGGATTGTGCCACGCATCTCCAACATTTAGTTCACGTTCATATTGCGTTGCATCTGCGGTGTTGATGCAAACAACTTTAAATTTCCCCGCCAGTACATACCACGCCTCATCTTTTTCAGAATGAAAGTGCATACTAAACTTTGCATCTTTGTTAAATTTTAATAGTTTACCGCAATACTTGTCGTTGGTAGCAAATATAAATTCCCAACCCCAACCTTTTTCTACATATCCTGATAATTTTGTCATTTAATTCCGACCTCTGATAATATTTCTTTAACCAACGCAACATCTGCTGGTACCTCTTTAAATTTACGCAACCAAAAAGGCACATCAAATGCTGGTGCTATCATGTCTAATTGTTCATCGCTCATGTTACGTACCATAGTTTGTCCTGTGGTACTATTGAGTATAACCCATGGACTAACATACCCATTAAGAACATCATGTACTGCTTTATTAAGACTTACATAATTAAAATAGTGATTAAATTCTGCTGAATGTTCATCACCCCATTCCATCATAGTTTGAAGTGAACGTTGTACTGCTGATTCTACTGGTTCAGTCTTTAATACCTCATACAGATATTTTTCATACAAATCATCACGGCACCAGTGATCTAATTTAGCACCACTCTTAATAACATAGTCAATGAACTTGTCTGGATACAAAGGATTGACATTGTTGATAAAACTACCAAATTTTACAAAGGCATTGTAGTAGGCTGTATCACAAAATTCATCATAGGTCTTAGGTTTCTTACCACCCTGTGCAAGGGTCCAGAATCTATTAAAGGCCATAAAGCCTGCTTGAACACGTTTTTCTTTTTCCTGTAATGCACGGCGTTTTCTTTCACAAAGATGCGATACGAGAGTTCTCTCTTTCATAAAACTCTTGTCGCAATGTATACATTTGAAAGGTTGATCCACTAGTGCTATCACTCGTATTCTTTCCGTTGTTTCTTGTCAAACCCCATCATGTCAAACAATTCATCTCGATCTTTTTTATCCATCATAGATGCCAATAGTTTAATCTCATCCATTTTCTTTGCTGGATATAATTCACACAATAACTTTTCAATCTTGTTGGCTTTTTCTTTTTTACCTGCGGCTAGATAAGGATGATAAGCAGGAACACCAGCACCACTAGCGGCAAATAATTTCCATAGCAGTCCTTTGTGATTTTTACTAAGGTCCCAATGATTTTTATTAACGAGTTCATTTGTGGTCTCTAAAAACCATTCTTGGATATCTCGATCACCTTGTACATTTGCAGTATAACGCATCAACACATAGGGGCTAAATGCCTTGCGTTCTTCATCTGTAAGATTATCATAGAATGAGTAGTCCTTACGATCTACTGCGCCTAGTTCACGTTTGATATCAAGTTTTGCGGTTGCCATGTCTTTTTTCGTATTCTTTGCTGAGATAATATGCTATTTTAGCACGATCTAAGGCTTCTTGTATAGTGGGATTGGTTTCAGCGGCACGACGAATTTCTCCCCAGAGTTGGCTTTCTAATATTTGGTCATGTAAGGACCGATCTTCTTTAATTAGTTCTCGTGTTAGGTTACCAATCTCTCTTTGGTATACTGTTCGACCGCCATCTGGAGATTCGAATATTTTTGGCATACTACCAACATTTTGTATAATCTACCAACTCACTTTGTCGACTTACTTCTTTGACAAAATAAGCACAAGTAGGTTTAGGGCCTGTATGTAAAGGTGTACAGAGTAGTTGCCCCGGACGCATCTTTGGAAAATACCATTTGACATCTTGATAGACATCAATGATATCTATGTCTAAAAATTCTGGTCTAAATCCGCTGATAGGGTTAAAACAGAATGTCTTGAATCCTCGATCATTAAGACTGGTCAATGGTAGTATCTCCATATCTGGTCCTTCTGGATCTCCAACAATAGTACACCAGTCTAACGGCATAGTAAGTTCGTGTTCACCTACTTTTAATACCACCGCAGGACCCGTAAAACTTTCTAAAAATATCAGTGGGATGAAAAAATAGTCGGGATTACTGCTATCCGAATTGTCTAGTACAGCAAATCTTAAATCATCATCAATTTCCTCAGGGAGGTCATTGAGATAAAAAACTTTGTCTTCTAATGTAAGTATCTGAATGCTATTCTCCTAATAAATAAAGTTGCCGATCGCGATACTTGCAATATCCATCGGCTCTAACAGTTAAAGAAGAACTATCAGCCATGTATTTACAAAACAAGTATACTAATGTTTATAATAACATTATCACTAGAGCAAAGTCAAGAGATTTGCCAAAAGAAATTAAAGGTTTAATACTTTACCTTTTTAATCGTGAACGGGTATTTTGCTTCGGCATAGAACTTCTTCCTCTCTGCCAGATGCCGTTTGGCATACTTTGTCGACGCTGTGAAATCCCAGATCTGTACGAAGTCCTTGTCGTCGGCTTTTCTAATGCCCCGCCCAATGCTTTGTATAACTCTAGTAAAGCTCTTTCCGGATTCCAACATAACCAAATTAAAAATCCTAGGGATATTAATACCCACAGCGGCCACACCGTAAGTCGCCACAATAATCTTGTTATCAACAATTTTAACTTCATCGTATTCTTCTTTCCTATCTTTAGTTTTTACTTTGCCGGAAATAAACACACTATCAGGTAAGTTCTCTTTTAAGAAATCACCACTTTCGATTCTATCCACTAACACCAATGTATTGCCACTTTCCGATATAGTATTAATTAGGCTAGCAATATAAGTCATCCTAGTTTTATCAGTGACTAGGTATTTTAACTCTTCTGGGTATCCACTAAACTCTTTCCACTCAGCTGTTTGAATTATGTTTACGTGACAATCGCTGAGAATGCCTTTTTCTTGTAATTCATGTGCTTTGACTCTGTGAACAACTTCGCCTAAACTTGCCCGTAAACTTTGAAATTCGTGGTCTGCTTTTGGTACAGTTCCAGTCAATCCCCAACGAATTGGAGTGTTGGCTAAATTACGTGTTAATAAATTTTTAAGAACTTCGGCCTTGGCCATATGTACCTCATCGACCATAACACATTGTACACCGTCTAACAATTCTGCCAAGGTTAATAGTTCTGGATCATAGTCAAATTCCTTGGATTTTTTATCTAAAATATTCAAACTTTGCCAGGTACAAATTGTATGAGTTTTATCAAGATCTTTTCTGTCACCATAATAAACTCCGACATCTAATCTGCAGTTAATAAAGTCTTCTTCAGTTTGTTCCACTAGACTTTTGTTAGGAACGATGGTTATGGTTCGACCATATTTTTCACAGATTTTTGCCAAAGTTGCGGTGGTAATTGTCTTGCCAAATCCTGTGGCAATTTCTTGAATACACTGAGGATTTTCTAAGAACTTGTTGATAACTTCAACTTGGTCATCACGCAGTCTAATTTTTTCTCCAGCAAAACGATGTCCTTCTGGCCAGGTATTTTCACCCCAAAAATCCTCAGAAATTTCGGTGAATTGTAAGGACTCACTTGTACGAAGATCCTCGAGTTCTATATAGAAGTTTTTACTTTCTAAATATTCAAGTACCTGTGGTAACATAGAAAGATACGTTGTTCCGCCAAGACCGAAAAAACTCACCGTACCGTCCCATCGACCTAATTTATAGGCTGGACGATACCTGGCTGTAGGGTCTTCGTATTTGAATTTTTTAACCAAAGCCTTACGTGTATCAAGATCGAGATTTTCAATCTTAATATTGACTTCGTCTTTGATAATAATTTTACATGAAGACAAGTTTCAAATTCCTTTTTTCTTTTGGACCAGAATAAAATATCACATTTTCATGATATTTTACAAAATCTCGCATTGTATAATGCACGTTGTCAAAACCTAGATTAATAATTGCGTGAAATTTAATTTTAGATTTTAACACAGGCTTGGGTAATTTGCTACTGATAAAAACAATTTGTGTGTCATTTTTTATGGGTGTGTTCAAACCATTATTTTTCACAAAATTATTGAAATTTACGTTGCTTTCTGTGGGTAAGCGAAACATAACACTCATCTGATGATTTTCAATTCCAATTGATCTTAAAAATTCATGTGCCATGATTAATTTTTCTAATTCACTTCCACCGGGGATTACAAACAAGCAAGGACCCATGAATTTTATGATATTTTCCAATGAAGAAAAACCATGAATTTCACTGTCTATGCTGAATTTTTCACCAGGTTCAGATTTTAGAAATTCTCTAGTGATTTCATCCACCTCATCACTGTCAAGAAAATTGCTAATTGTATTATCCCATGTATCAATGCCTTTTCTTCGAGCTTCAAAAATGGCAGGTAAAATTTCAGTGCTGGTCAAAAGTGGTAAATTTTTGTCAAAATTGATGATTTTTGGTATTTTATCCTCAATGACTAACATAGGTATATGATGTTCCATGTTAGACATTATTTCTTTTGCCTGCGAAAATAAATCAGCCAACTCATCATCGATTTCAAAATTTTCTTCAATGGCAAAATTCATCAAAAATTTCAAATTTGTCTCAGTTAGTGAAAAAATCCAAGATTTTAGGTCTTTGCTCCATGTCCTATAATCAACACCACCTGACTGTTCCTTGATTCGTGTGACATAGGCTTCATTGTAGGGAAAAACTACAGAAATAACTCTCCCGTATAAAATATGATCCGTAATGGACATTTTTTTAGAAGTATTAATTGTACGAATTGGTAACTTGTAGACAGGATTTTCTAAAAAATTAGAAATATCTGATCCCAACGATAGTGATAATTTTGTTGAGTACTTTTTTAGGATTTTTACAGCCAACACTGATTGCTTTTCTGTAAATCCTACACCTAAAGAAATTTGTAGATCAAAGTCCGTGATAATTTTATCATCCCACATATTGAATTTTATGGGATTTACTGTTCTAGAGGCTGTAATTAAGTCTTCGATGTATATCATACATTTATTATACACTCATAGTGTAATATCTTCAAGTCCTGCCGCTCGTAGTTTGATAATGTTACTTAACTGCCACTGTTTAATATCCAAGGCTTTGATAATGCCAAGCCATTGGTTACGAAGCATGGCGAATTCATTGATAATTTTTTCCATATCAACCACATCTGCTTCACCTTCAACATATTTTTCGCAGTCTCGACTACTTAAAGCACGTTGATAATTCTCCAAATATTTTTTGAAGGCTTTGGATTTTACTCGTCTGAGTTCGATGTTGAGATATTCGAGTATAGCTTCAATTTCCTGTAATTGATTAAATCGTTGTTCTACAATACCAGGCAGAGAAGCCGAGGCCTTCTCCACATTACCGTGAATCTTAACCTCTTTTCTGGCTTCTTCTATCTGAGTGTAAAAATGATCTAAACAACTAGGAAGGTGTGCTATGTCTTTGCTGACTTTTGCATACCAGGACATTGTTTAGTCCTCATTTTCATC